ATTCTGCTGTAACATCAACAATATATGGTGGTAATGGTTTAGGAGCATCTATCCTTCTATAAGTAAATCCCTCACCCTCATGTAACTCTAAAGTTCTGATCGCATATTTTTCATGACTACAATCACAATATTTTTCTCCCCTGTGATCATATACAGACCAGAAGGGATAAAAATGATCAGGTATGGGCATTAAAATTTAAACTCCGCAAAAGACTTTTTAAGTTTACTTTCTTTCTCATTATACTCTTCATCTTGGCCGCTGTCAACAATATCATTCTGTGCTTTCTGTTCACAATCATATAGTCTCATCTTTGCACGATCAATACCAATCACAAATCGCTTGTATATAGTTGGATCATTATATCTATTCTTTAATTGCTTGACCATTATCTGGTTTAACGTTTCCAGTTCCTCAGTAGATATAAGAGCAAACATAAGATCAGCAGTGGCTGGAAGACCAAAGGACTCACTTGTGTCAGTAAGATCGACATCACTACTAGCAAAGCCAGAGCGAGTCGTCTGAGTAGCGGAGACGATAGGAACATTAGCTTCAACTGCAAGACCCCTGAGCTCTTCAGCAATCGCCTTAATATAGGAATACGAGTTAACATTTGATCCAGCCCTGTAACGTGAAGATGCACATATGTTTAGATAATCTATGAATATTATATCAGGTTTAAATGATTTTTTCAAGGCTAGTTCATTAAGTAAGGCCTTGAAGTGACCTGAGTGTGCAGATGCAGTGGGATATTCTTTGATAATAAGTGACCCTTGAGTCTTCTTTGCAAGATTAGTTACCTTGCCTTCAAAGATTGGTTTTGGTAAATCAACAATCTCTTGTATATTTACATTTAAAAGATTTGCATCAATTCTTTCTGCAATCTTTTCTTCTGCCATCTCTAATGTTATGTATAAGACGTTCTTTCCTTCTAAAAGAACAGAACTAGCATGATGACACATAAACAGAGATTTACCAACCCCAGTGCCTGCAAGTGCAATATTGAGCGTCTTGTTTGGAAGACCTCCTTTTGTAATCTTATTAAAGTATTCAAGGTCGAATTGAATTCGACTTTCTTTCCTGTTGTAAAGTTCGTATCTTTCTTCATAGTCCTCTAGATAATCGTGGCCTACATTACGATTAAAGGAAACTGATAGTGCGTCTGATAAGATAGTTGGTATTGCATCTCGATTCTTTTTATCATCTTGTCCATCTGCTATTTTGATTGACTCCATCAAAGCAAGATAGATTGCTCGGTCTCGACACCATTTCTCTGTTGTGTCACTCAACCATTCAAAGTCACATTCAATATCTTCCAGTTCATTTATCGTTCCAAATATATTCTTGACTTCATCTTGTGTGATATCACGTCTGTCTTCAATCTCAATCTGGAGTACTTCTTTTGTTATTAAACTATTGTACTCTGCAGCATATTTAGTAATATGTTCAAATACAACTCTCTCATTCCTGTCATTGAAGTAATCAGGTTCGATAAATGGTAGAACTTTTCTTAGATATTCTTCGTTATAAACTAGGTTTCTTAGAATGACTTTCTCAATACGATCCATCATTCACCATAACTAAACTCTTCGTTTGCAGCCTCCTCAAGGCCTTGCATTATTTCTTCCGTGAAATACTTATCAGGATCGGCCAGAATAGCAGAAGGATAAACGGAAGATTCACCAACAACAATTCGATTCCCCTTACGTTTGAAGACTCCATGCTTCTCACCCAGTTCCAATAACCCATAATATCTATCGAGTCCACGCTCGTCGTAATAAAGTCTAATCTCAACTTCTTTGTTCTCCTTACTTAAACGTGATTTATGAGTCTTTGCCTTGATAATATTTCCAATGACATCTTTTCCGTCTTTTTCTTTCTTCTTGGTAAGATAGATGATTGTAGATGCAGCATACTTGAGACCGCTGCCTCCTCCCATTTCTTTAGTTGGGACGTAAGATCCGATAACATCATAGGTGTGATTAGTAACAATAAGTGGAATATTTGCTTGACCAAGTTTAAGTGTAAGCATACGGAATGCTCCCTTCACAAGTTGTGATTTGGTCATATCACGGACTTGTTTATCATCCAAGGTATCTCTTATCTCTTTCTCTGTTGAGAGCATACCTAAAGAGTCTAACACAAACATACAAGGTTTGCGTTCGGTCAAATCTTTCTTTAAGTATATATCAACTGCTTTGAGTGCCTTACTTCGGAACTCTTCTATTGTAACGACATTGACAACAACAAGTCTCTTTTGATCAATTCCACGAGATGCAAGTAATCCCTTGGTGATTGCTGCTTCAGTATCAAAATAGAGACAATACCCATCAGGGTTAGTGTCCAGAAAGTTCTTGACAATAGCAAGGGAAAAATAAGTTTTTCCAGTAGAAGTCTCACCAGCAATGGCAGTAATCTTATTAGTAGAAACGCCACCATAAATGGAACCGCTAACAAGCGAATTGAAGATATAACTTCCTGTATCCACGTATCTTTCTGTTCCATCTATGTCTGCTGCGATTTGGGTGTATTCATCACCAATCTCTTTTACTATCTCTTTTAAAAAATCCATTAAGTAAAAAATAATTCAAGGTTAACAGTTTTTTCGACATTCCACCCAATTGCATCAAGTATTGCTTTGAGTGGTTCTACGAAACTCTTCTCAAATTGTAGATCATAATCTATGTATTTGTCAAGTCCAAGTTCGTGTGGAAAGTCTTGTATGAATGATAAAACATTCTCTTGTATCAGATTTGGTTTCTTTAAATATAGAAACTTAATCTTTTCACCATTTGCTATAAGTGAATATTTATTAGTCAACTTCTTTTGTTTGATATAATGGTTGAATAATAATGCACCCCGACAATGTATTGGTGTGCCCTTACCATAGATGGTTGTATAGTTATAATATTTTTTTACATCTGATACAGTTCTTGGAAAGGCAATCTCTTCCGGAGGAAGTGATTTAAATTTAGTTCTTGATTATTTTTTTTTTAAAACAAACTTATTGATAAGATAGAACTAATTTGTTTTTACAGAAATCTTATCAAGTATTTAATTTGAAAATGAATAATATCCGCACAATAAATGGTGGAGTTAAATTAAAAGGAAAAGTAAAAGTACCTGGAGATAAATCTATTTCTCATAGAGCTCTTATAATAGGAAGTATTGCTAAGGGTGAGACGACTATTGAGGGGTTCTTACATTCTGAAGATCCACTCTCAACTGCTGATTGTCTTAGAAAATTAGGTGTAAATATACCAGAAATAAAAGAAAATGAGCCTTTTACGATTTCAGGATTGGGCCTTGATGGATTAAAAGAGCCCAAAGAAATTCTAAATTGTGGGAATTCGGGAACCACCATGAGATTATTAATGGGGTTACTTGCCGGTCAAGAAGGCAAGAATTTTATCTTAACAGGTGATATTTCTCTTAATGAAAGGCCAATGGGGAGAGTGGGCAAACCATTATCGTTGATGGGTGGCAAAATTTTTGGTAGAGAAAAAGGAAACAAAGCTCCAATCTCAATTGATGGGAATAAATTAAAAGGGTGTGTTATAGGAACTCCTGTAGCGAGTGCTCAAGTGAAATCTGCAATCTTATTAGCAGGCCTAAAAGCTTCTGGAACCACTTCTGTTATTGAACCAGCATCTTCAAGAGATCATACTGAAAGAATGTTAAAAGCATTTGGAGCAGACATCAGTATCAGAGGAGAATTAGGGAGGAATGTAGTTATCAAGTCTGGGGGCAACTTAATTGGCCAGAGAATATTAATCCCTGGAGACATAAGCTCTGCATCTTTTTGGATGATTGCTGCATCTATTATTCCAAATTCAGAGGTTTTAATTCAGAATGTCGGACTAAATCCCACTAGAACAGGGATTTTAAATGTAATGGATTCAATGGGGTGCAATTATGAGATTTTAGATAAATCGACTATTGCAGGAGAACCAATTGGATCTATTAAAGTAAAGACTTCAAATAATTTAAGATCATTCACTATTGAAGGAGATATTCTCCCAAAACTAATAGATGAAATTCCTATCCTTACTGTGGCTGCCTGTTTTTGTACTGGAGTTTCTGAAATTAAAGATGCAAAAGAATTAAGAGTTAAGGAAACAGATCGATTAAAAGTCATGGCTCGACAGTTACAAAAATTCGGTGCTGAAATAACAGAAAAAGAAGATGGGTTAATTATTAATGGGCAATCAAAATTCCATTCTGCGGAAGTAGACAGTGAAACAGATCATCGAGTAGCAATGAGTCTTGCTGTTGCTTCACTTCTTGCCAAAGGTACCTCAAAAATCATGAGAGCCGATGCAGCTAGCGTCTCTTATCCCACTTTTTGGGAAGAACTAGCCAAACTAACTAACTAGCCAAAAAGTTTTTGTCTGAATTAATAGAAGTTTTAACTAAAGATGGTAGTTACTCTTTAAAAAGTGTTTTTTTTCAAGAGAACTTCCATAGTTTGTTGGGCGCATTTCAGGAAACAAAGTCAAAGTTTACAGCTTCTTCTAATTTGCAAAGATTTAAGGGCAAATCTCTTAATGTTTTGGATATATGTTTTGGTTTAGGATACAATTCCGCTTCTTTATTAGATGAATTAATTAAACAAAAATCATATTTAAATTTGTATTCATTGGAGATTGATAAAAAGCCTCTTGAATATTCGATTAGAAACGAATCTTTCCTTAAATTATGGGATCCAAAAGTCAAAAAAATATTTGAATCACTTTATCGAAAAGATTACTTTGAGGATCAATTTTTTAAATGCAGTATTTTGTGGGGTGATGCCAGAGAAAAAATTAACATTATTCCTTCCTCTATTAAATTCGATCTGATTTATTTAGATGGTTTTTCTCCTCAAAAATGCCCTCAAGTATGGACGATTGAATTTTTATCCAAAGTCACAGAAAATCTTAATTCTCAGGGTTATTTAATAACTTATTCTTCTTCAGCAGCAGTAAGAAAAACTTTAAGAAATCTTGGATTAGAAATTTTTACTATTAAGCCAAGTTTTAAAAATAGAACTTTTTGGAGTCAGGGAACTGTCGCAATAACAAAATTTGATATGAATAAATTGAAACCTAATTTCAATTTTGAAAAGTTATCCTTAATTCCTTGGC